GGTGGACGTGATGCCGAACGCGAGCGCCGCGATGGGCGCGCCGGCGACGGGTCCGAACGTCATGCGGCAGCTTTGAGCCGCGCGGTGCGCAGCTCCTCGCGCAGATCCGCCACCTGCATCTTGAGCGCGGCGAGTTCGTCAATCAGCGGCACCATGTCGATCGGCTGCTGGCTCGCCGGCAGGCCGCGCATGGCCGGCAGGTTCTCCAGGCTGGACACCACCATCGAACGCAGCGCCGCGAACTGCGGCCCGGAGGCGTAGGCAGCCCGGCCAGCACCCAGAAGCGTGTCGGCGCTGCTGGTAATCCGCGCCAACGCCGAAGCGTCACCCGCCTGCGCCGCGGCCAGATCGGCGCCGAAAATGCCTTGCGCGGCGGCGAAGCGATCCGTGGGGGCTGCCGTCGGATCGTTCGTGCTCAAACGATCCAGATAGGCGCGGATCGCCTGGCCCTCGCGGTTCTCCTGGCCCTTCACTGCGTCCAGCGCCTTTTGCCGCGCCTCGGCCAGCCCTTCCTCGCTCAGCCCGTATTCCTTGGCCTTGGCGCTGAGGTCGTCAAACTGCTTGCCGATCTCCTCCAACTGCCGCGCCAGCTTCTGCGCCGGCGTCTCGGTGAGGTTGCGGATGGTGTCGCGGACGGCGCTGAAGCCTTCCACGAATTGTTGCAGGCCGCCGAGGTCGGAAAACGTCTTGCCCGTCAGCGCGCCGGCAAGCTGATTGTCGTTAGCGGCGCCGAACCGCAGGCGGGTGAATGCTTCGTTGAGGTTGCCAGCGTCCGCCCAGGAGTAATCCGATCCATTCTTGTTGCCGCCTACCACTGAGACGCCGCCCACCGTCAGGCCGCGCGCGGCCAAGTAGGCGTTGGTGGCCGCCACGAGCTGATCCGCCGCCTGGAACATCTGCGCGCCGCTGTCGTTGTAGAACTGGCGGCTGATGGGAAGGAGGCTGCTGGCCATCTCGTTCGTCGGCGTGGCGTCTGGACCGTAGCCAGCGGACTGGAGGCGGAAGCCGTAGCCGCGCACGGACTCGCCAGGGCCGATCAGGCCGCCAGCCCCACCACCTAGAAGCGCACCGATCAGGGTGCCAGCGCCAGGCAGTATCATGGAGCCAATGGCCGCGCCCAGGCCGCCGCCGATCGTGCCGCCCATCTGGTTGCCGCCCGTCAATTGCGCCAGCAAGCCGCCACCCGCCGCGCCGATGCCGGCCGCACCTAGAACGGAGCCGAGGCCGGCAATGCCGAATAGCTGACCGCCAGTGCCCAGCAGGCCCGACGTAGGAAGCTGCGGCCCAAGCGCGCCGACAGCACCGCGGCCCAGCAGGAACTCGGAGACGCCAGAGAACAGGCCGCCTTCGCCTGTGATGCCAAGCGAGCCAAGCAATCCATCCTTCGGGATCAGGGACGACAGGCCCAGCAGATCGCCCAGGCCACCACCACCACCACCGAACGCCGCGCTCAGCGTCTCGCGCGGGCCGCGACTGCCGACGAAAATGCTATTCAGGATGGGGTTGACGATTGCCAGCTTGGCGAAGTCCGTCACCACCGACGAGGCAATTGCGCGCGCCACGTTGCCGAAATTCACCGCCGCGCCCTGGCCGGACACGAAGGCGTCCACCATCGCGTCGCCCAGCCGCTCGAACGCGCGCTCACCGATCGACACCACGGCGTCGAAGCTGCGCTCGTGGTAGCGGCGGATCGCCTCGGCCGCTTGTTCCTGCGCCTTCGCCGCTTCCTTGGCGATGCGCTCTTGATCCTTGAGGTATTCCTTGACGTGGCCGTCCGCTTCGGCGGCTTCTATACCCACCTGTTTGTGCGCGTCGGCCAGCTTCTTCAGGCCCTCGGCCAGCTCGTCGTTGGCCAGCTTGCGCTGCGCCGCAGCCTGCGCGCTGGTGATCGCGCCGGTGGCTTCGGCGCGCTGAATGACCTTCAGGCGCTCTTCGTGCTCTTTGCGGAGCTTGTGCTCTTTGTCGAGATCGGTGCGCAGCTTGTCGAATGCCGTTTGCGCGCGTTGGCGGGCTGCATCCTGCGCCTGCCGCGCCGCTTCGTGCTGCTCATCCTGCTCGCGCGTCTGCGCATCCAGCTGCATGCGGAAGCGGCGTTCGTAGTGCTCCGCCAGCTCCTTTTCGATCGCCGCCAAGCGCGCACCGTCGCCGCCGCCAGACTGCCCCGGCAACGCGGGCAGAGCCAGCCCTAGCGCCTGCTCGCGCGACAGGCCGGACGCCATATATGCACTGATCTCGCTTTCCGCGTTCCTGGATCGCTCGCCAATCCGGCTGCGCTCCGTCTCCAAGCGGGAAATCGCCTGTTCACCCGCCTCGCGATCAGTCGGCGCGATATAGCGGCCGGCTGCGTTCAACGCCGCCGCACCCTGCTGCATAAAGCGCGCGAACGTCTGCGACAGCCCCGTAATGCGGTCCAGCCGCTCGCCGAAGTCCTGCGTGGCAGCGACGAGAATGTCTTTGGCGCGGGACATCGTGACCGGCATCTTGTCGAACTCGGCGCTGATCTTCTCAGTCGCGCGGAGCAGCGCCGGAAACACCGTGTCGGCGGTGAGCTTGCCCTCGCTGCCCATCTGCCGAAGCTGGCCGATCGAGACGCCCAGTTCCTTCGATAGCGCCTGCGCCAACTGCGGCATGCTCTCCAGAAGGCTGCGCAGTTCGTCGCCTTGGAGCGTGCCGGATGCCAGCGCCTGGCCAAGCTGCTGCACCGCCGCCGCAGCCTCGGCGGCGCTGGTGCCGGCCACGATGCCGGCCTTCTGGATGCCAGAGACGAGTTGCAGCACCTGCGCGTTGGTGCCGCCGATTTCCTTCGCCGCCACAGAGAACCGGGAGAACGCGCCGGCACTCTCAGCCACAGCCACGCCGGTTTGCTGGGACAGCTTGAAAAGCTGCTCGTAGACTTGCGTCGCCTGCGCCACGCCGCCGGTGGACGACGCCAGCCGGGCCATGGTGGCCGTCGCCTCGTCGCCGGCCTTGGCGATCGCGACGGCGCTGGTGGCTGCCGCCGCACCGAGCGCGACGATGGCCGTGGTGAGCCCGCCGGCCACGGCCGAGACGCCGGTGAACACCGAGCCGACGCTGCCCAGTGAACCGCCCATGCCGATGAAAGCGCGCTGCACCACGTCCACAGACGTGCCGAGCTTCTGGAACTCCGGCTGAGCGTTGCGGCTGGCGGACTGGATCTGCGCGAACGCGCGCTCGCCCGCCGGGCCAAGAGCCTCAAGCTGGCGCTTTACCTGCTCCGCGCCCTCGGCGCTGATCCTAATGCCAACGGTGGGACGGCTGCCGCTCATCGTGCCACCCTCGCCAGTTCAGACTGTGCCGCCGCCGCGAACCGGCCCGGCGCGCGTGCTTCCACCTGCGCCACGTTCAGCCGCTTGCGAAGCGACACTTGGCGCATGAGGAAGAACATCGCAACGAAACTCCGCTCGGCGGCGAACTGGCGGCGCATGGCCTCGGCGCCCTTGCGGTTGCCGGTGAGGACGCGGGCGTACGGGCCGGCATACAGGCGGATGCGGCCACGCTTGGTTGTCTCGGTGCGCAGCTTCAGGCACCACAGTTTGACGGCGGGATTGGATGTCGGCCGGACGAAGCCGCCGGCGCGCATCATCTCCTGCGGCGTCACGCGCGCCGGAAACTTGCCGTCATTGCTGCGGCGGTTGCCCACGCGGTTCACCGGCGTCGGGATGGCCAGATAGCGCCGGCCCTTCGCGCGGATCACGGCGCCCGTTTCAAAAATCCGCACCACCTCAGCCATCCGGCTCGTCACCAGCGCCGCCGGCCGCAGCGACGAAGGCCCGACACCGGGGCGCGGATAGACGTTCAGCCGCCAGCTATTCGCCAGCGCCCGGCCGCCGTCGCGGAAGCCGGCCCCGCGTGCCTGGGCGCGCAACTCGTCCTGCGTCTGCTTGCCGGCCGTCGCCACCGCGCGCCGCAGCCCGGCCGCCACCTGGCGCACCTGCTGATCCATGGCGGCGCGCAGGTTGCCGGTAACGCTCGCGTGTAGGAGGCTCATCCGCGCCCTCGCAATTTGCGATCAGCCTCGCGCATGTCGGCGTCGATGGACGTGAGCGTGGCGAACGCATCGACAACCCACGCCGCTTGATCCGCCACACCGCCAGCGTCCGGCCAGTGAGCGGTGCCGGCCTCACCGCGACAGGCCGCCCAAAGCCGCACGAACTCGTGCCATTCCGGGCCGATCGTGAGCCGTGGATTGTCGCCCGGCCAAGGCTCGCCAGCCACCAGCCAGTCGCTGCCATCAACGGGCCTCAGCCCTCCGGCGTAGGCGTCGGGCTCTCGGGCGACGGCGAGAGCGCCGCGGAGTTTCCCTCCGCACTCCGGCCGAGCATGGCCAGCACGTAGGCAGGCCAGCCGACGATGCCGATCTCCACCGCCGGCAGTTCCTCCAGCAGATCGTCAGACACCACGCCGTCCACCCGCGCAAACGCCGGCAGGCTAGGGCCGCGCCAGTCGCGCAGGCCGTAGCGCGCCGCGACGTAAGGCACCGCGTCGTTGTGGCGCATCTGCGCGTCGATCAGCGCGGCATAGGCCGGCACGTCCGCCACAGCCTGCTCCACCACCGCCAGCCGCGCCTGCACGCTGGCCTCCTCGGGTGCCGCCTCGGCCTCGTCCACGACGGCAAGGCAGGCGTCGAGATTGGCCGGCTGCACCTGGCGCAACGCCTCGCGCATTCCCTCCAGCAGCGCCGCACGCTCCGGCGCGATGCCGCCAACGCGCCGCAGCTCGCGGCGCATGGCCGAACGCTCGCGGTAGGTGAGCGGCTGGAGGAGGTAGGAGCGCGGCGAGCCGGGTGGCGTGAACCACTCGGTTTCGCGCGCGCTGAACACGACAGGCGTTTCGTCGGCCATGAAGGCTCCGGGTTAGAAGTGGGAGATGTAGAAAGCCGCGTCGGCGCCGTCCGCCTGGAAGCTGACGCCGTGCTGGCCCAGCCCCTCGCGGTTGCCGGGGTCCATGCCGACCACCTTGGCCAGCGGCACGGTGAGCAGCATCCGGTTGCCGGCGGTGCTGCCGATGATCGCCATGAGGCTCATGGCCGTGCCGGCGCGGAAGGCCGAGAACAGGGACACCGAGTTGCTGGTGTTCATGTAGGGATCGAGCGTGCCGGCGGTGTCGCGCTCCACCGGTAGCGCCGGGCCGTAGCCTTCCGCGCTCTCGGGATCGTCCGGCAGGATCACGTTGACGCCGGCGCCGATCGAGAGCGTCCGCACCTGCGCCAGCGCCTTGTTGAGCTGGCACTTGCCAGCCACGAAGCGCGGCGGCACGACGGCTACGCGCGTGTTGGCGGCAGTTGCCGCGCCGGCCGGCAGAGCCGTGGCCGACTTGGTGCCGAACTGTGCGCGCAGCTCGAAATTGATGAACCCGATGCCGCCGGTGGTGAGTTCGACCGAGGCCGTGCCCACCGCGCCGGTGAACGTCCACAGCAGGCCATCCGCGTAGAAGTAGATGGTGGCCGTCTTGTAGACGCTCTCATCCGAAGTCGGGCTGTAGAGCACGTTGATCGGCACCTGAAGCAGCGACGCCGTGGTGAAGGCGGTGCTGGCCGTCTCGCCGATCGTGATCACGCGGCCGGCGGTGTAGTCGATGATGCCCGTCGTGGTGGCCGCTGTGCCGGTGACGATCAGCGGCATCCCGCGATACTGCTGCGCCGTGGTGCCGAAAGGCGTGGCGGCGGTGACGGTGGTGGTGGTGCCGGCGGTGGCGGCAGTCGGCGCACCCACGGCCGTGCCTGTCACCGTCTCGGAGAAGGTGCAGCAGCGCAGCAGCTTGCCCCATTCCGGTGCGGTGCCGGCGGTGCCGGAGCCACGCAGCGGCATCCGCAGGCGCAGGCGCGGACGCACGCCGCCAACGACAGCGCCGGAGCGATCCAGCGAGCCGTTGTATTCCGGAATATCAATCACTTGCGGGTCAAACTGCACTTCACAGTCCGAGCCGATCCAGTCCGAAGCCGCTGGAGTGCCGGCGATGGCGTCGGTGCCGGGCGTCGTCTCGATCTTGGCGGCAACGGCCGCGAACTTCATCCGCACCAGGTTCGTGGACATGCGAGGCTCCATCGAAGGGAAAGCGGCGCCGTCACGGCGCTGCGGTCAGGCTTGCCCAAGGCCAGAT